CGCCTCCCGGCCCCGGATCCATACCCGCTCCCCCTCCACCGGCCCCAACAGGGCCCAGGGGGGCATGGGTTCCGTCTTAGTCATTACACGGCCACCTCCATTCGCTTGGCGGCGATGAGAGACACCTTCTCCAGCACCATAGCCCCCAATTCGCCGCTCTCCTGGATGGAGCTCCACCGGCAGCCGGAGTAGATGATCTTCCGATCCGGCTTGCAGATCACCAGGGAGAAGTCGTCCAAATCGTGGAAGCGGATGCCGTCGGAGATGGCACTGTCGGTGGCATAGAGCCGGGTCAGTTCAATGGCGTGGCTGTCCGCGCCGCCGATGGTGCCCACCGGCTCCGTCTCGCCAAAGGCTTGAACGGGGATGGTGGTGCGGGTGCTTTTGGCGGTGTAGCCCTGTACCACCGCCACCTTCTTGCCCTCTACCTCCAGGTAAATATCCTGGCTGGTGGGAAAGCCCTGTGTACGCATCATAACAAAACACCTCCTTTAAACCGTGATATGGGCGGTAATATGGATCTGATTCAGCCCGTGGGCCACGGCAAAGTGGAAGGCCACCAGGCAGCGGGTGGGATCCTCCGTGTCCTGGGTCACCGCCACGGAGTCATAGCTGTCGATGATCTCCCGATCCACCTTGTCCTCCAGGGAGATCACCACCTGGGAGGCAATGGCACTGCGGGTCTGGGCGGTGTTCTTGGTGCGCAGAAACTTGGCCCGCAGGGCGGTGCGCAGATCGGAGATCACGTCGTCCACAATGCGAATGGTGGTGGACTCCCGCCAGGTGGCATCTGCCACCCCGCCGGTGGTGGAGCGAGTGGTGATGCCTCGCACCACCTGGACTTCGCTGCCCACCGTCTCCAGAGGGGTGACACCGCCGGTGACCAGCAGATTGATCTCCCCGTCGGCGTAGCTCTGCTCCAGGCCGGAAAGCCCCGCCAGGGTGGCACCGCCCAGAGGCGTGGCGGGATCATCGTCCCCCGCCAGAATACCGGCCACCGCAGCCGCCGCCAGAGCACCGTTAGCCAGTGCCTCCCCATCGCTGTCCACCGGACAGGGGGCAATGAGCAGCACCCGCTCACTGTTTAACGCCTTGGCCCGGGCGGTGAGCTCCGCCACCGTCTCCCCGGACACCGGGGCCACCAGGGCGATTCGCTCCCGCCGGGCGGCGGCGCAATCCTCCACATGGGCCTTTAACGCCTGGTGAACATCCGCCTTGCCGCTGTCGCAGATCACCAGGGCAATGTCCTCCTCCTGGGCCAGTACCTCCAGGGCCGCGGTGTATTCCGCCGTGGTGGGGGCAGTACTCCCCACCGCCGCAGGCACCGCCACCACCCCGGAGGCCCCGTTTCGCAGGGCCATGGCCACCAGTTCCGGGAGGCCAATGCCGCCGGAGGTGCTGCCATAGGTGGCCTCTGCCAGGGCGGCAGAGGTGAAGGTGGTGGCCACCCCCGCCTCTCCCTGGCTTGCCAGGCCCACGGCCCCTACGATCTGGCCGCTGGTGCCGCCGTAGATCAGCCCAGAGGCCTCATAGGAGGAATATACCCCCGGTCGTTCCTGATTCGTTGTCGTCATTTGGGTTCTCCTTTCACAATAAAGTCCGTCACCACGCTGCCCTCCTCTTGGGTGGCCAGGTAGCACCAGGTCTGGCTTGTCAGCTGGCAGGGGCAGGTCAGACTGCCGCTGTCGCTGTCGAAGCTAATGGCCCCGCAGCTCAGCTCCTCCACCACCAGCCCCTCCGGCCCGCCGCAGCAAAGGGCCTGGCCCAGCTGCTGGAACAGCTCCTGGCAAAGTTCCGCCTCCCCCTTGGGGACGTAAAGCTGAATGCCAAAGGTCAGGCTCACCTTCCTGCCATAAACCGGCACCTGGGCGGTGCTGTCATCCTCTGTCCGGAGGCCCAGGTAGTTCTGCTGGCCCAGGGGAGCCAGCCGCAGCCCCTCCAGGCTCACCACTGCCACCCCCTTGGGGTGTCCCTTCCGCTTCTCCCCGCTCCAGGCGGCAATGGCGTGAACCCCCTGGGCGCAAAGATAGTCGATGAGCGACTGTCGCACCTCCGCTAAGGTCATGGGCACTCCTCCTCCTCATCCTTGGGCACCAAAACGGCCCACCAATACATCAGGGACTGTCCCAGATAAACCGGCAACGCCTCCCTGACCTCATAATCTCGCCCCATGGCGGTGAGATAGTCAAATTCCTCCTGCTCCTCCGCCAGATCCGCCTCGCCGTAGAAGCGATAGCGGCTGCCCTCATATCGCCCCAGAGGGGAGGACTGCTGCCAGAGATAGTCCTTGCTCTCCGTCAGGAAGGGCTGGAGAAATCCCCAGCCCTCCCGGGTACTGCCCCCTGTGCAGTGGAGCACCACTGGCTGACCGTCCCGCCTGGCCAGGGCGGAGAATCGCTCCGCCGCCCTCATCCCGGCACCCCCAGAAAGGCAAAGCCCTGGGGGGTCACATACCCCCGCAGCAGCGCGTAGGCCCGACCCCGCAGCTCCGCCGCCCCAAGCCCCTCGGTGAGGGACACGTCCCCCACCGTATAGGACTGGGGCAGGGGAGAGAGCCCCCCAGCCTCCGCCATCATCAAAAGACTCACCGCCAGGGCGTAGGTCTCCGGGCAGTCCGTCTCTGGATTGGCACCGGAACGCAGCCGGGCGGCAATGTCCCCTTCGCACACCGGCAGCAGGGCATCGTAGAGCGTCATATCAAACCCACCTGCCTGGAGCAGCGCGGAAATCCGCGCCTCTACCTCCTGCCGGGTCACAGGGTCATCACCTTGGCCGCCTCCTGGAACAGCTTGGAGAAGCCTGCAATGGAGGTGATGGCCGCCCGCTCCAGCTGGCGGTCAATGAGCTTGTCATACTCCACCATCACCGAGGAGCCCTGCACCATCTCCAGGGCGTAGTGCTTGTCCAGACCGATGAGGGTGCCGGTGGGCACGGCGGAGGAGCGCAGCAGGGTGGCACCCAGAGGGGTAGACAGCTTGCCGGTGCCCTGGAAGTTGAGGCCGGTGAGGGGGTTCTGGAACTCAGGCAGCTTGAGAAGCTGAACCATCACGTCGCCGGACACCAGCAGGGTGTTCATCTCATAGGGCTCAAACTGGGCCCAGAAGTTCACCAGGGCCTCATAGCTGAGGGTGCCGGTGGTGCCGCCCAGGGTGTCACCCAGAGCAAAGACGGGGGCCGCATTGTCGTTGCCGTCGCCCTTCATCAGCACCTCAATGGCATCCTCCAGGTGCATCCGATTGATGTAGGCACCGATCTGCCGCAGGGTGACGGAGAACAGATCCAGCTTCTGGAAGCGAATGGCCTCATAGGAGCCCACCAGCATTCTGCCCCGCTTGTGAAGCTGCACCAGGTTTTCCTGGGTCTTCACGCGGGTCTGGGGGATCTCCGCGCCCTCTTCCACCCGCTTCAGCTGCTTCATGTCCTCGCTGGGCACAGAGGCGATGGAGCGGTAGTCCATGCCGTCAAAGGTGGTGACGGTGGCGGTGATGGAGGGGAGAATGTTGCTCTCCTCCATGCCCTGCTTAATGGAGCGGGCGATATACTCAGGGAAGAGCACCGAGGAGTCCGCCGTGCGGAAGAACTTCTCCACCGGGTCGGAGCCTGCGCCCTTTACCTTGATATCAAAACGCTTCAGCTGCCGCTGGAAGGCGTCCATGCCCTCCAGGGCGGTGCCCTTGTAGTGCTCGGAGGGATCCTGGGCCTCCAGCACCTGGGTGAAGCTGCGGCCGGACTCTCCGTACATCCCCTTTTCCAGTTTCAGAGTTTCATAGGTATATGCCATAATAATTCCTCCTCCTTATAGATAGATAATGGCGGTCTGGCTGTCGCTGTCCACGGACACCACCTGCACCACCAGGCCGCTGTTGCCCGTCTTAATGCCGCCGTTGCCGTCGGATGCCACAGACACCTTGCCCAGGTTGGGGCAGCCATTGGCGCAGGTCACATGGAGAAAGCCTCCCAGCTGCACCGCCGCCGCACCCTGGCGGATGGAGAGCACCTGGCCGCAGAAGCCATCTCCGCTGGAGCAGGGGCCCACCGTGCCGTTGGCCGTGATCTTCACCACCTGACCGGGTACAAGACCATCCTCTGCCAGGAAGGTGGCAACCACCTCATGGATGCCGTCAAATGCGATGTTCATACGTTACGCTCCTTTCATGTTTTTATCTCGCGCCCCCCCCATTTTGGGGAAAGGGCGCGGGGTTTACCGGTAACTAAATCAAAAAGGGATCATCCGAGGCAGGCTGGGGGGAGGGGATACCCTTGCTCCGCAGCTGGGGAACAGGGGGATAGTCCCGCTCCAGCTGGGCCTCATAGCTCTTTTTCAGGGCCAGCAGTTCCTCCTCTCC